AATGCAGAGAATTTATGCCGCCTATTAGAAGACGTTGGCTTTAAGAAAATCTTTTCCCGCCCCGGTAACGATGGGTTTGAGGCGGTAGATGCACTTTATAAGAAATGAGGAACTCCTCTAAACCGTAATAGATGGATATTCAACAACTACGCTCATCGAACATACTTCTCATAGGTGAGAAGTGTATGGACCGGAATAGGTTTGGAACCACAGACCGTATATGTCCGGAGGCTCCCGTACCCGTTATCAATGCTTCAGGAAGTATTGAGGATAACGTGGGAATGGGGGGTAATGTTTATCTTAACTTAATAGCTTTAGGTAATGAAGTCGATTTCTTCCACAACGAAGAAGTTATTATAAAAGAGCGTATTATAGACAGCAAATACCATCAACTGTTGTTACGTATTGATACTGAGCCTGACGTCATAGCTACTTTAAATTTGGACAATTTACCTCCATTTTCTGATTACGACGCTATCGTAATTTCAGATTATGACAAGGGGTTTTTACCACTTCGTATTTTAGCTGAGATTACATCCAAAGCACACATTAACAATATTCCGGTTTTTGTAGATACGAAAAAGCCATACATTGCCGGGGTGAATGATGCGTTTGTTAAATTGAATGAAAGTGAGTGGAAGACTATGTTAGTTCACGGTGAACTGAACCGTAGTAATGAGTATATTGTAACTCTAGGTGATAAAGGGGCTATGTGGCATGGGGATGTGTATCCGGCTAGAAAAGTATCTTTATTCGACCAGACTGGTGCGGGTGATACGTTCTTATCAGCGTTCACCACTGCATACTTGTCTACGAGGGAGATGGAGACATCTATTGAGTTCGCTAACTTATGTTCATCTGTCTCTGTAACTAAACTAGGCTGTTATGCCGTAACCTTGGAGGATATTTATGACTGTATTGAAGAGTAAACCCAACATTTTGAAGAAGATAGCTATAGAGTAATAAAAGGAGATTAATGTGCCGAATTATAACTACTACTGTAAGAGATGTGATGTAAACCATACGCAGCTTCGTAAGTATGAAGAAAGAGATAAATTTTCTACTTGTCCTGAGTGCGGGAGACAAAAGTGTCCGATGACATACGACATTTCAAAGTCGAAGGGTTCTACGGGTGTGCTTATTAAAGGCGGTGGTACTCCTAAGTATTATGGGAATGAGGGCTCTCTCAGGTCCGTTCATAATCAGTTTCTAAGGGAGAGTATTGAGGACACCAAAGAAGCCGTGAGTGGTAAGACTGGCGTGAGTCCATACTCTAAGATGGATATAGACCATGAGTACTGGGAACAGAAAGGAGTAGCGAAGAAACAAAATGATAACGAGGAAACGATAGCTAACGCAAAGCGACAGAAAATTGTGGCAGAAGCGACGCAGAAATCGATGACTAAAAAAGAACAACAAGATATGAAAGAACGGCACGGAGTAAAGGATGTTAAAAAAATCAAAACTAAAAATTCTAAATAAATCAGATAACCCAAACCCAAGCTATAAAACAGAAGGTGCTGCCGGTTTCGATATTGCAGCGAGTGAGGATATTACTATCACAGCCTGCTCCGCAGGGCTTGTCCCAACAGGACTTCACTTTATTGTAGAGCCAGGGTACGAAGCTCAACTTAGGCTTAGAAGCTCTCTATATGCGTCTGGAGCGATAATGCCAAATGCTCCAGGTACGATAGATTCCGATTATCGCGGAGAAATAAAAATTCCTATAAGAAATGTTAAACCTTATCAAAATATCCACTTTAATAAAGGTGATAGAATTGCCCAAGTTGTAATACAACGCATTCCCTGGGTCGACTTAGAATTTGTGGATGAAGATACCTTCAACACTTCTGAGTTTGAAACTACTCGGGGTACTGGGGGATTCGGTTCAACAGGAGTTTAACGGTGACAAAAGAAACGTACGAGTTTGCGGAGAATATTCAAAGAGGTATTCTCTACCTTATTAAATCTGATTTGGGGTTTTTACTTCAAGTTTTGCCTATGGTGAGACCTGAGTATTTTGAGTACCCTTCACATCAGAAGATGTATACCATTATCTCGGAATACCATAATAAGTATAAGAAACTCCCTTCTGATGATGTTGTATTAGAGGAGGCTAAGCGAATTAAGTCGTCGAATGAACTATTTTCTGATTATAAAGAAGAAATGGTTCAAATCAATAACATTGATGAAACCGCTCTAGCTAATTGTGAGTATTACCTAGACCTAGTAGAAGAGTTCGCTAAATCAGCTGCCTTAAAGGAAGCTATTTTAGAATCTGTTGATTTAATCAAATCCAAGAAATTTGGGCAGATTGAAGAAAAGATTCGGGAGGCTATTACAGTTAATCGAAATGTTGAACTTGGTTCCAACTACTTTGAAGGTATTGAGGAGCGATGGAAGAGGTTGACGGATGAGAAGACTACCCCCCGGTTTAAAACTCCCTTTCCTTCGGTTAACTCTTCCTTAGAGGGAGGGTTGAATGCGAAAGAATTGGCGATGGTGGTAGCACCTCCGGGTGTCGGAAAGTCTATGTTTTTAGCAAACCAAGCCGTGTCCTCTAGCTTGGATGGGCATAAGGTATTATACATTTCGTTAGAGATGTCGGAGGACAAAGTTGCTCAAAGACTGGATAGTATTTTTACTCGTATTCGGCAGTCGGACCTTAGCGCTAAAACTGAGCTCTTGTCAGAACGCTTGGACATGCTATCCACGATGCACAAAGTAGGCAAGATTTGGATTAAAGAATTCCCTACAAAAAGAGCAAGTGTTAACTCTGTTAGAGCTTATTTGAATCAATTGCGAAACTACGAGGAGTTTGTTCCTGATGTTATTGTAATTGATTACTTAGAGTTAATGACAGGAGACACAAGTATGCCAGAGTATCAACTGCAGGAGCGGTTAGCTCAAGAACTTCGTGGTTTGGCTACGGAGTACGACCTTCTAGTTTGGACTGCAACACAAACCAACCGAGAAGGCAAAAAAGTACCTATCATTACTGATGCTGAGTTAGCAGACTCTTACGGAAAGATGAGAGTGTGTGATTTGGTATTCAGTATAAATCAGACTGAAAATGAATTTGACGAAGGGAAAGCCCGACTTTATGTAATGAAATCTAGAAATGGAAAAGGTCGTTTTATTGTGCCAGTCAAAGTTGATTACAGTAAACTAACTATAACACAAACTGATGCCAGCGCGTAAAACTAAAATACCTAACCACCCAAAAATTCTTCATGCAGGTTTTAAAAAATTTAACATTGTAGTGGAATCTTTAAAGAAAGATAAACTCTATGGATGTGTGGAATTTGAGAAGCACAAGATAACCATAGACCCTAATCAAAGTTTAGTAGATTATAAAGGAACTTTATTGCACGAAATTCTTCATGTGTACTATGATATGTTTGGGCTTGGTGATGATGATGAGATGCCAACAATTGGCAATGAATATTTAACTCATGTTACCACGTCTATTATGCAATTAATGAACGGGTTGAATCCGGAACTATTTGCATTCTTATTTTCGGAGAATGAGGATGAATGATATCGAACAAGTTTACAATACACTCCCATCAACTTACTTACAGTTGACGAAGGATTACATTGATATTACAGAGAGCAACGTGGAAGGGCGCTTACTTAAGCATACTTCTGTATTTGCTTTCTTCGGTGCAGTGTTAGCTCACGCTAAAAAACAGCAGGACAAGCTAGCACACGCGCTTGAAATGGAAGAAGCGAAGCATAAAGAGCTTCGTCGAAGTGAGTTTCTGCAGCAAGGTAAAAAAGCAACAGAAGCAAGCTTAAACGGGTACGTTTACACCGTACGAGAAATTAACGAACTTCGAGACAAAAGTTTTGACGTTCAACATAAATATAATTTAGCAAAGAATCTTATGTCTGCGCTCGACCATCAAAAAGACATGCTAGTTCAGATGTCTGCGAATCGACGAGCAGAGGCTAAGATGATAACAGATTTAAATTAAAGGATTAAAAAAATGGTAAACATTGAAGATTTAAGAAAAAAATACGAACAAATTAATAGGAAGCCCGGAGAAGGGTTCTCCGATAAGTTTTACAAGTTTGAAGATGGACCCCAGATGGTGCGTGTTCTCCCTTGGAAGGATGACGAGCTCCCCTTTTATAAGGAGAGTGCGATTCACCGAATTGATGATAAGAACCATCATTGCACCAAGGTATTGTAAGGTGACCCATGCCCAATGTGTGATTTTGTGTCCACTTTGTATAACGCGGGGGATGACAACAGCGTATCCCTTGCTCGCCAGTTAAAGGCAGGTAAGCGGTTCTACATGAATGTGGTAGACCGTAACGATAGTAAGGTAAAAATTATGTCGGTGGGAGTAAAGTTGTTTTCCAAGATTTTGGACAGCTTCTTTGACGAAGACTACGGGGATATCACAGATATTGCTAAAGGGCATGACTATAAAGTAGTCCGAGACCGTTCTGGGCAATGGCCTACGTACGACAAATCGGCTCCGCGACCTGCGAAATCCGAAGCGGGAACTGACTCTGAAATCTCTGCTTGGTTAGACGAACGTCATGATATTCATGGGTTTATCGAAGCCGCTGAGTACGAGACTTTGAAGGAGCTGGTTATGAACGTCCAAGGAAGTGCTATGGAACACCGTACTGACACTGGCTCTACGCCAACAACTACGGACGATAGTGACATGGATTACTTGAAACACTTAAATAACCTAAAGAGTTAACTTGGGCGTTAAGGAAAAACTTAAGATACTTGCAGTCCCCGCTAATACCGGGGGCTGCGCGTATTATCGTATTATTATGCCGATGGAAAAATTGGCTGAGAAATATCCTGATGAGGTTGAAGTTAGGTTTAATGAAAATCCTCTTGGCGTGAATAAAGAAAAGGGTGGGATACTGGAGGACTTTGACGACTTTGCTGATATGAAATGGGCAGACGTCGTCTTCACCCAGAACATCTCTAATTTTGGAGGTCCATACACTGTAGAGGTTATGAGAAAGGCATGGGAGTTGGGGAAGTTTACACACTTCGATACTGACGACCTACTGACGGACTTGTACGAGGGGCATCGACTATATGATGTATATAAAGAAAATAAGTTAGATGAGATTACGAGTGTTATCTATCAAAATGCAGACTTAGTAACTGTAACACAGCGTAAGTTTGCTGAAAGGATTGCCCCTCATGTCCGGAAGGCTTTGGTGGTTATTAAAAATCAAATAGACTATGACCTCCCATGTTGGAATATACCTAAAGTACTCGCCCCTAGAAAGAAGTTGTGCAGGGTTGGTTGGGTAGGAGGTATTCACCACGAGGAAGATGTTAGTGAGATTCGTAACCATTTACTTGGAGTAAACACGAGAGTAGGGGTAGAGAATGTTCGGTGGGATTTTTATGGTAGACCACCACAAAATCCTGATGAAGAGCCTGACTGGCAACAAGATGTGTGGGACCAATATGAGAAAATTCTTTCTCACGGGTTGAACAAGCGACGGAGAAATTGGCAAGTATTAACTGCACTCCCTTGTCACGCTTATGGGGCTTTTTATTCTAATATGGATGTTAGTATAGCTCCTCTTCAGTACAATGCTTTTAACGATTCTAAATCGGAGATTAAAGTAATGGAGGCTGGGAGGTATGGAATTCCCTTAATTTGTTCTGATGTAGGTTGTTACTCAGAGACAATTGTTAACGGGGAGACGGGGTATGTAATCCCGAAGGAAAACCTACGTAACGAGTGGGTTCGTATCCTTACTAGAGTATGTAAGGATAAAAAACATCGTGAAGAGATGGGGCGCAATCTCAAGAAAATCACAGATGAAAGATTTGATATTAATAAAACAGTTGGTCAGCGTCTTGATTTATATCGCCAACTAATAAATTTAAAGGAAACAGCTAAAGATGAGCAAAAAGAAAAACAAAACATTTAGACACTCAGGCGACCTGGGTGATATTATCTTTTCCCTACCTACCATTAAAACGATGGGTGGCGGAATTTTATACTTAGACCCTAAAGGAGGTGAGGATTTGAAGGAGATGGCTATGCCAGCCTCTGGAAAAACCAAACTTAATGAGGAGGGGATTGAAAACATTCGCGAGCTTTTGGAGTCTCAGTCTTATATCACAGAAGTGAAGTTATGGGACGGAGAGAAAGTAGACGTGGAGTTGGATAATTTTAGGAAACACATTGAGTTTAATAACCTTGCTTATTCTCATTTGGAGTCACAAGATATTACACATACTAAAGCGGATTCAGAGTGGCTAGAAATTAGCGATAATGAATATGAACTTCCTGAAGACAGAAAGGTTGTAGTGTCCCGTAACTTGCGGTATCAAGGTAATCATTCTTTTTGGGAGATGAATGCAAGCGGGTTTGAAAAGGATGCTGTTTTCGTCGGAAGTGTTTACGAACACGAAGTATTTCAGAATGTGTTTGGAATTGAAATTCCTTACATAGAGACTCCAACGGCAATGGATTTACTTAAGGTAATTGATGCTGCTGATATGTTTATCTCGAATCAAGGACTTCCACATGCTATTGCGGAAGGTTTAAAAAAGCGTCTTATTTGTGAAGTAGATAAGACCTATCCTGCTGCATGTTGGCGTCGGGATGATGCGACGTATGTGTAATGACCTTATACTACTTAGCTGATTTTTTCGCTGAAGATATTCCTGGTGGCGGTGCTGAATTAAGTGACGCCGCCATCATGGATTACCTCCAACAAGATTTTATTAAAGTAAAATCTAATGAAATTACTAACGTTGATTCTAAAGGTTTTTATGTAATCAGTAACAGAAGTTTACTATCCCGTGATTTAATGGCACGATTTTGCATGCTGCAAAATTATATTATTATAGAACACGATTTTCAGTTTCTTGAACATAGGAACCCATACCTATACAAGGATGCAGTAGCCCCTGATAGGGATATTCCTGCCATTTATCGAGATTTCTATAAACGTGCGAAAGCCGTTTTCTTTCAGACTGCCTTCCAACGGGATTTATTTGAAAGGAATGGTATTAAAGGGCATTTCATTAACTTAAAAACTACACCATACAGTAAGGATGATATTCAATTATTTAAAAATTTAGTTGAGAGTCCTACTCCCATCACGACAAAAGCATTTGCTATTATCGATAGTTCAAATGAGATTAAAAATACAAAAGGTGCTGTGAAATTTTGCAATGATAATAATTTCTCTTGTGCTTTAATCCCTTCGGGGCAAACTCGCGAATCTTTTCTACGTACGCTGGGAGGTTATGCTGCATTAGTGTTCTTCCCAACTCGTCCGGAGTCCTGCAGTCGGTTAGCTACAGAGGCTCGTATTTTAGGTTTAAATGTTATTACAACTCCGACATACGGAGCACCCTTAGAACATTGGTTTTCTTTAACGGGTAAGCCCCTGATTTCAAAACTCGAGACTATTATAGAGGTAGGAATCAATAAGATTTCTAGTTATTTACCATGAAAGACATTACTGCAATTTTAAACGTATACAGGCGAACGCATACACTGGCTTCCCAGATAGAGGCACTGCGTTCACAGACTCACCCACCGAAAGCAATCTGGGTTATGGTGACTGAGCATGAGGATAATAAAGATTACCCATTTGATTCTTTGGACATTGATGCCCTCATTCATGTAAAGAAACATGATTTTAAATACCATGGAAGGTTCGCGCTAGCTCTTTTAGCTCAGACTGAACACATCGCTATTCTAGATGACGACTCTATTCCAGGCTCCAAGTGGTTCGAAAACTGCCAAACTACTATGGAGGATACTCCAGGTATCTTAGGAACATATGGCGTA